GTATGCGGCGATACTATCCATTCCATTCAGCCTTAGTGGCACTGGCCATCATTTTAGCAACAGTATCACGGGCAAGGTTGCCTGTGAGGCTACGATTAACAAAACCAGTAATAATGAGACTAAAACTATCCCAAGGTAAGCCAGCACCATCTTCATCTTTTTTCTCCGGGATCTGTTTCAATCCAAATGTAATCATAGGGTCTAGAGCAAGACGTGCGCCTTGAAAGAATTCACTATTGCCTTCTTGGGCAATGGCTTCGATGATTGCTTCTTTGTTTAAACGGCTTGGATGACTTTCCAATGACCAAATATGGCTAGCACACACGCTCATAACAACTCCAATAATTAACTGTATAAGTGTATATTATACAGTCTAACAGTTAGTATGTCAAGTGATTTGTTGTCTTAAATGGTTTGCCTAAATAGGCATTTTCTAATTGGGTCATTATTTTTCGTTTCATTTGAACGACTTTTGGATGACTATGGTCATACTCAAAAGCCTTCATAAAACGTCCCCAACTATTTGGACGAACTCTTTTTGGAACAGGGCTATACAAATATTCTTTAATATCGCTGATTTCAAAATCAAATTTATCAATTAGTTCTTGTGCTAGATTAAATGAGTGTGCGCCCATTTCATCTCGGTGTCCATAATACTCTTGTTCTCGACGATCTTTAGCGTAATAGGCTGTGCTTTCGTATCCGGGAATGTCTTTGAAATTTCTAGCACGATATTGTCTAGTGTGAATAATCTCATGTAGCACCGTATCGGCAAATAACCGACACATACGTTCCCAGCGATATAAACTAGTCTTCATGGTGTCGGCAGTAGTTGGAAAAACCAATTCAACTTCAATGAATCTCTTGTTGCCCAAATTATCAAGATAACTGTGGTAAGCACCACCGATCCATACTTCGCCTGGTTTGACTGGGCTGAATCTACTGCTGGTTACTTTAATCGGAAGGTGTGCTTTAATGTGCTTACTTACCATGCTGGTAATTTCAGCAATAGGTAACCGCTTGTCTACGATCTTTGATTTAAGTTCGTAAAGCATGGAATACAACATGTTCCGATCCAACTCGGACCAATTAAATGCTCGCCGGGTCATTGCACACTCCTAGTATAGTTATTTATAGTATACTAGGAGTTCCAGTTAACTACGCACTTTACGGACGTTTTTCTATAATCTCGTCAACCAAACCGTATTCTAATGCTTCTTCAGCACTCATAAACTTATCACGTTCCATGTCGTTTTTAAACTGTGCAAAAGTTTTACCCTTTGAATTGTGTTTGACATAAATTTCAGTTAAATTCTTCTTCATTTTAAGAATTTCTTCAACTTGAATTTCCATATCTGTAGCCTGTCCACGAGCGCCGCCACTGGGTTGGTGAATCATGTGACGGGCATTGGGCAACATTTTTCGTTTGCCTTTTGCTCCTGCTGTAGCAAGTAGGCTACCCATAGAGCAAGCCTGTCCCATGACCACTGTGCAAACATCGGGCTTAATGAATTGCATAGTATCGTAGATAGCCATGCCAGCGGTAACTACCCCACCTGGACTGTTAATAAAGAACGTGATGTCCTCGTTGCCCTGGCTTTCTAAAAATAGTAGCTGTGCCACAAGCAAACTGGCAGTGTGTTCGTTGACATCTGTGTCCAGCATAATAATACGATCTTTGAGTAGTCGACTGTAGATGTCGTAACTGCGTTCTCCACGAGCTTCTTGCTCAATGACCATTGGCACTAAATTTGGCATTATTTGTATTCCTTATCTAAATTTACATTGGTTAAACCTGCAATTGTTTGGAACTTGTCCCAAGCAATTTTGGCAGCAGGATTCTTTTTTAATTCACTGCTAGGCAATACTGCTTCTAACCAAATTTCTGGACGGCGACTAGGATGTGCGCCAAACTTACGAGGCTGATGTAACTTACCAGCCTCCCATAGTTCAATACTCACTGAACGGAAGCGGTCTTCATCTTCCTCGGCATAGTGACCCCATTCTGGATTACTCCAGCCACCACGCTGATGGTATCCTTGCCAAATACCCTGCCACTGTTCGTTGTCGTGCGGGTCAAAATCTGTGCGGCTAATAATAATCAACACATCGTCAATGTTTACAACACCGTCAACAATGTCTCGAACGCAACGACTATAGCTTAGACCAATTTTCATTTTTATCTCGATGTTTTTGTATGTGTAATTACAGGCCCAGGCGTGACAAAAGTCAAACCTCCCATTTTGCCTTCGTAGATATGGGTGATCTCGTTATATTTCATTTCTAATTTTACTTTGCGTAAAACACTGACACTGAGATGTTTGCTTGGTTTAAAATTTAAAACTTCGGCAATCATTGTCTTGTCGTTGTCTACACATTGTAACTGACAAGTATCACTGGTGTAAACATTTTCAGTCATTGCTTACTTCTCTTGATTCAAGATCTGTGACACGTTGCGATAATCTAACAACTTCTTGTTCTAACGTATCGATATGGATGGCGATGCGTGTTAGAAACTCTGATTGGTTGTAGGCCGTTTCTCTGATAATTTCCGAGACTGATTTTTGTTTAACTTCTTCCATTTTATACCTCTATTACAATGTTAGGATTCCAGCCACTATCTGGCTCGTAGCCTTCATAGCCACGAGGGTTACAAACTATTCGAGTGCTACCGATCATGTAATCAAACGGATGATGGGTATGCCCATGTGTCCACAGTTTAATCTGTGGACGATCGAGAATGAACTCGCTTAGGTCACTGCTGTAGGCACCGTTCATTAGGTGCTGATCTGCATACTGTTCATGTGTGCTTAACTTACTGGGACTGTGATGTCCAACTACTACAAACTTTTCATCGTGTTTCTCAGCAACAATTTGTTTGATGTAGCCTAGCATGTGACGATGACGGATCACTGTGTCAGCAGGCTTGAGATTAGTGTAACCTTCTAGATCCTTTTTAATGACACGGAAATCATTCATCATGTCACGCACAGAGTGCAGTGTAACAGGATCGCCTTTGTTCATGTCAGTCCACAAGGTGCCACCGATGAATGTAACATCATCAATTTTCTTACTGCCTGCCTCCAGGAAGTAGACATTAGGGAACTTAGCACACTCATTACTCAACGTGATTAAACTCTGATTCCATTTACCGTGATAAAACTCGTGATTGCCTGCAACGTAAACCACGTGAGGGAACTGAAAGCTCACACGCTTAAGAAAGTCGCGGAATCGTTGAGCAGTTTCCTGTCTACGACCCATACTGTCAATCATAGCGGCAACTCGAACACTTTCCACACTATGATCGTGTAGGTCCTGTGCAACCATGATGTCGCCAGACAGGATTAAGACATCGCAGTTCTCATCGTTCTTAATGTTGATATCACTGAACTCTAAATGCAGATCACTGACTAATTTGATTTTCATATTGTTTCATTCTTTGTTGACGCTCTGCTTCGTGTGTATCACACAGAGTCTTAATCCACCCACCGTCTCTACGCTTGCCCGGACCCCCACAAGTTTCGCAACTATGGTCTGCCCAGCTTTCAGCCATACGCACCATACCCTCGATGACATGATCTCCGCCTTCGTAATAAAACCGTAGGCCGCCGAACTTTTCTTTAATCTGTGCTACAACTACCTGTTCGACGATAGGGCGATTCTCACGGTTCTTGTTCCACCAATCGGTATGACTTTGAATGTTCGAACACAATGTTTCAATAATAGGCCACCATCCTTCACTTACGCAGAATCCGCCGTAGGGATTAGCAAACATCCTTGGAAAACGTTCTTCCATCTGTTTGGCAAACGCATCATATTTTTCAAATTCATTGCTCATTGTGCTGCCTTTACATAGTTAAGTCGAGTTTCGACTTTTTTAGTAATCCAATTTTCTCCATGTGATTTAACTTTGGCCTTTTGCACCACGCATGGTCCAGATTTCAATTCTACCTTGCTAAACCAACTGACAATCTTATTGTTAATTATAGCACTGATATTCCATGCGTCAAAGTTATTTGAACGTTTCACTTCGATGATCTCACAGTCTAAATTAACAACAGTTTTATCTACGTCAGCCAACGCTTCGTTGTCGCAGTCGCGGAGTGTTTTTTTAATTTTAGTCCTAGCTTCGTCTCTTTCCATGACGCTGGGTAGACATGCAACGAAACCAAATTTATTTGTTTTGATGGTGTCACTGCTGAGAATAGCATTAACTTCAGTCTGAAATTCATTTTCGCCTGCAATGGCACCAAACATAAATTTCCTAAAATATTTTCGAACTGTTTCTGCTTGAACTTTGTCCTCTTCTGATACTTTAAGTGGCAAGGGTTGATGTGCAGGATCCGCTGTCCAAATTTCTGGGCATAATGTAACTAACATCAAAATTTTATTAGTTTGTTTTTGGTAAACAGGTTTTTCTTCGCTGTCGTAAACCCATTCTGTTTCTTTAAGATATGCACCGTTTACTCGCTGTGCGGCACAGGCCAATTCCAAAACTGTTTGGACTTGAAATTCAGTTGCCATTTTATGCTCCGCTTTTAGTTACGATGCTAGTATTATATGCTCAAAATACCAAAGTGTCAACTAATTTTGGTTAGAGTCGGTAGACTATTCTACCTTTGGTTAGATCGTAGGTGCTGACTTCAACTTTGACATTATCACCCATAATAACTTTGATTTTATTTTGTTTAAGTCTGCCGCTCATGTAACATAGAATCATATGATCCATATTATCTATCTTAATTCTAAAAGTATTATTGGGCAATACTTCGTCTACTTTGCCCGTGAGGGTTAACAAATCATCTTTATTCGACATGTGTTTTCAGCGTTAGCATTCCTTCTCGTGCAGTAATGTCGAGTTTAGTTCCCTCTACCCATCCCTGGGCCTTACAAATTTCTGGAGGAATTTTTAAAATAACATTGTCCGGATCCCCGGGAATGTCTTCAAATAAATCTTCAACCAGGTATGTTTTCGTTGGGTGCGTCATTTTTTTCTTTCTTGTTTTGGCTATCTCCGGGCCCTACTCTGTAGTTATCTTCTACGCTGTCTGCTGTGCTGACTTCAAAGATCATGCTGTTAGCAACCAGCGCCTGTAGCTGATGAGGCTGTAATGGAGGATTGTGCCATGTGTCGCCTTCTTTTAAAATCTTTTCATGTAGTTCAGCTGTGGTAGTATCGATCCATCTTACGAGAAATTGTCCTGCATTGACGAACCAAGTTTCTTCCTTTACGCTGTGAAAGTGCATACTGAACTTTGCGCCAGGTGTGGTAAAGCACATAATCTTTCCACAATACTTGTCATTGGTTGCCCAGATAATTTCGTAGCCCCAACCTTTTTCTACATATCCTTCTTTTCTTGTCATAACATATCATCCTCAATTTTTACAAAGTCGTTTAACGTAAGATTGCTTTTTAAGCAATGATCAGAGTATTTGGTAATACTACGATCTAATAGGGAAAAATATTTCTCCCAGTCTAATAAGAAAAGTTTAAATTTTAATAATATTTTTCTGTTTCCTAGATAATCACTGCCGTGTCTTGATCTCAAATTATTCCATACAAATGAATTTGTATCGTCTAGTCTAGGAACATATTTTTTTGTATCAGGGACTGGAATATTATTATTTGGTTTGTATTCTTCTACAAATAATGTAGGCGCAGGATTTTCGTCGTGCAACATTATTCTAAAACTAGCAGGAAAATCTAAAAATACTGCATCGTCTCTATGAGCTGGTATTGATTCAATACTCGACCAAATAGCATAATTATCCAATGTTTTTACAGGAAAATATTCATAGAGTTGTTCGGTTAATCGAGGAAACAGTTTAGAAAAATCTGTTCTATAATTTAAAGTCCAAGGATTGTGAAACGGATTTGTTTGTTTGAATACCCAAGATTCTTCCTCTGCTACATCCACACTTAGAAATGATTCTAGATCGATCCGTCGAGTGGCTGCATCAGGGGTCAGCTTTTTAACAGGTTTAGCATTTTCCCAATACCACTCAACAAATAAATCATCTTTTATTACCGGTATATCTAATGGAACAAATAAAAAATTTCCAAATCTTTTTTCTGCTTCTAACTTATACTCAAGAATTTTCTCAGTGGGCAACGTATTGCCCGGATATCTAGCAAAATTTAGTTGGGCCGCTCTAGTAGAAGTAAAAAATGATTTTTCATCTATATTTGGTTTTTCATTCATTTTATTATTCCTTTTCTTCCACAACTAACCACCCTAGTTTATATAGATCATCTTTAATCTCTTCTGTAACACACCCTTCACTAACATAGCCTTCTCCTGCTTTGTAGGCCAGTTGTTCTTGTTCAGTAAGGTTAGCAATCTCATTTTCGCTAAGTGTTCTAGTATCTCTAATGCCGCTACAATACCAATCGATGTAGTCCCCCTTCTCTTGCATGTCAGCAACAATGCCTCCACTATGGCGCCAACTACACGACCAGCGTTGATCTTTCAATATAGGCCACATCTCTCGTTTGATAAAATCATTGTTGCACATAGCGGCATATAAGTTTTGAGCATAAACATCGTCGCCTCGAACTTTTTCCAAAATCCATTCGGTTGAACGTAGATCGTATTCTAGGTTATCTTTTTGCCACGTTGGGTCAACCATATTTTCTGCATCTTGTTGTCGCCAGGTTTTAAACATTTCGATATATTCTTCAAGGGGCTCTAACCCTTGCTCTTCCTGGCGCCTAATATAACTTTCTTTTTGAAAGGTATGTCGTTCGGGACTTTTGGATATTTTGGTCATTTTATAATTGTAGCATAGAAAAAATGCAATGTCAATATCGCATTTGTTCATTTATTTACATTGCTGTTAATCATGGCGGTAAATATGTTGATGTATGCTCGCCCGGCTTTAGAAAAAGATGTTCCTAACATGATAAGAATCATAAATTCTTACGAAACTATGTATGGCATTGATTTAACAACTTCCGGACTACGTGACAAACATATACAATTAGTAACGGACTATGCACCGCCCACTGAGACTGCCCAAGTAATAGTAGCTGTAGATGCAGAAGAAAATGTTTTGGGTCTATGTTTACAAAGTTTTACTGGAAAAAACTGGATTCTAGGATTTTGTTATATACGGCAGTTAGCAGATAAGAATCAATACAATGCTTCTAAGATAGGAGGGTTGATATTGGACAAGTTATGTGAGTGTGCCGAAGAACGTGGAGTTACCAAATTTTATTATGCTGTGCGAGATTCTAGCAACAAACGTCTGGCATTGACGCTTACGGCCACTGATATGGTTAGTCAAAGATATGAAATTATTGATATAGAAAAAATTCCAGCAA